CCAAGGCTCTGTGCGTTCTTCGTATTTAAAACCAAGAACGTCTAATCCTTTGACGTAAGTATCTGCCCAATCTTTGCGGCTGTTCACATCGCCATCGACTAATTCAAGCAATTCAGAAGCCAAGGATTGCAACTCACCGTCTTCAATTGTTTCTGCAAGGTTGGCAGAAAACTCACCATCGTCATTCTCTTCGGCATCAGGGATCAAGGTAATCTCTACGCTGCCATCCGATAGCGTGACCATCTTGGGATCAACGATCTCAATCTCAAGGGCATCTTCTTCTTGATCGTCCATCCCAAGGGGGGCGGCGTATAAACCTTTTTCCATGACTTATCCTTAGATTAACTTCCAGCTACCATTAGAGTAACTATCTGGCATTTTGATTGCGCCGCCTTGCGCGTAACGCGGGATGACTTCATCAATTGCATTGCCAAAATGAATGCCTCTGCCTGTGTCGCCAATTTTACTTTCGCTGCTGTAAATCTCCAAAGGACTTAAACCAACCTCTGGTTTTGTTTTATAAGAAGCCTCGTGCAGGCGTTCTCCAGCCTTGCGTGGTCCATAATCTTCTAATAGCTCAACGCCAAGCTTGCCCGTTGGTTTCCCGCTTTTATCAAAAATAGGCACAACCTTGGTTGCCATGTCTGGATTCTGAAAGTAGCCGCCAACAAAATTAACGTCTTGAGGGTCTAAAAAAACAGTTTTACCAGACCTTGGTTGAAGCCCCTCTGACTTATCAGAATGGTTTGCGCCTGAGCGGTTGCGGGTTGTGGTTGAATCTTTGTGGTGAGCATACGTTGATCCACGCGATGTTCTAAACATATTTTCAACATCAGGCAATGCTTTAAATGCGTCATATGATGGTTTACTTAATGCTTTAGCAATTGGCTTGGCTGCGCCTCCAACAACGGGAAGCAGTCCTAGCGCCGCCAATCCCATGCCTACTTTATCGTTATTATCATATGATTCTTTTAAGTCTTTTGCCGATAATGCAGGTCCCATAACTGGATGAAAACCCGCAACAAGTTCTGCTATGTCAGACGGGTCGCCAACTTCTGCATTGCGCTCGCGCCGCTGTTTGCCCTTTGCCGCAAGGCGAGGGTTATATGTCAGCGCGGATAGAAGCTCGTCATCCATACCTTGCCTTTAGTAATAAGCGCCTTTGCGCCTAAATGATCTTGGTTCATCTATCTCATCCGTTTGCAGGCGAATAAAACCGCCTTTGCGAAAACGAAGTAAGGCTTGGGACGTGCTGTCAACAAAGTCATCGTGATCTGAATTTGGGAAGGCTGCTAGTTCTTCTATCACTTCTTCTGCCCATCTTTTAGGAGGCGCCCACACTTTGCCGGATGCAAATAAGTCTGAAATAGCGTTTACGCGCACAATCTTATCATTACCCCTAGTCGGCGTAAACTCTTGCACAGGGATTCCCATAGCACGCAACTCATATATTAACGGTGCGCCAGAGGCTTTGGCTTCAACAATAAACGAATCCGGTTCCCACTCTTTGTAATATCTTAGTGCAATTTCCTTGAGTTCTGGAAATTCCATGCGTTTCTTAAATGCGTCTAACAAAATGATGTTTGGGTCTTCAGGGTTCTCATTGGGGTAAAACACGCCCCAAGTCGTACATGCCGAATAGTCAGCCCTTTCGGATTTTGAAAACGCCGTATCCCAACTCTGTAGTAAATAATCGCATTTCGGCGGGTCTTCTTTTTCCCACTCTTTCCACCATTCTCTTTTGATGAGTGCGCCTTCCTCAGAGGTTGGGCTTTGCTGATACTGTGCATTCCACTTTGCCGCAGGAAGTTCGTCTCTTAACGCTGCTAATTCTTCGTAGCTCCAAAACTCAGGCCATAAGGGATTGCCAGAAGGCAAGATTGCAGGGAACTCTATTAACTCCCATGTTTCTCCGTCTCGTTCTATCGAGCTTTGCAAAATCCTGCCAACTAAGTCTTTCTTTGACCATCTAGTTTGCACAATCACAATCGCCCCGCCCGGCTGTAAACGCTGGCGAGGACCCGATGTGTACCATTCATACACTTGGTCAAAGACTTCAGAATTACTTTGCGCTAACTTAGCTTCTTGTTCTGAATGTGGATCGTCAATAATCAGAAGATCAGCGCCCTTACCTGTAACCGTACCGCCTACCCCAATAGCAAAGTATTCGCCATTATGATTTGTACTCCAACGACCAGCAGCTTTAGAGTCAGACCTCAAACCCACATTAGGAAATACTTTTGAGTATTGTTCACTATCAACTAAGTTACGAACCTTCCTGCCAAAGCCAACTGCCAAATCTGCCGTATTAGAAGATTGAATGACTTTCTTATCTGGAAACTTGCCAAGAAACCAAGAGGGTAGAAGATAAGAGGCAAACTCACTCTTCGTGTGGCGCGGGGGCATACAGATGATAAGTCGCTTTAATTTTCCTTCGGCAATGTCTTCAAACTTCTTTGCCATAACCTTATGGTGGCGACCGTTCACAAACCCCGGCCACATCTCTTTGACATACACCATAAAATTCTTCTGAGCGCGTTCTCTCTTTAAAGAGTTCTCATACTGAGACAACATAGACATAAACCCTTCTTGCTCACCCGCAGGTAAACCTTCTATGGCTTTTGTTATTTCTTCTAAATTCATAGATTCCTAAACTTCATCCAAGCAGGACGCACGCTTCTATCTCTATTAGGCGTTCTCTTACACGCACCTTCTTCGCATAACCGCAGAATCATACGATGTACGTTAGCTCTACTCTTATCACCCGTAATACTCATTATGTCATCTATAGAAGGACCAAACCCAAACTTCTTCCACCATTCCTCAATGACCATATATATCTCATGTTGTCTTGACGTCATAGTTAACCTCTATAGTGACCTATAAATTTTTGCAAAAATTATTTTTTACTTTTGCATATAAAAACATAAGGGGGGGTTCCTAAATCTCTGTTTTGACACTAAGCCCCGTAATTTTTGACACTTTTCCCCACTTTGAACTTTGTCTGATATAAACCATTTATATCAGGAATTATTTTATATATATATATCAAGGACTTACATTTTCGTCTGATTCGGGGGGTGGTTGCAATTCGCCACTTTCGTTGGAATTTTCATTTGATACTTTGAGCGGAATGGAATCTGGATTGGATATTTCGAGTGGAATAGAATTTTCTGATGGTATTTCGAGTGGAATAGTATGTATATGTACACCCACGCACGCTACGTCACTTACGGGGGGTGGGGAGTGGGTGGGGTCGGCCTCTGGCGATTTTGCGCTATTGATCTCTGCTAGCAGCGATTCCGCATCATCGGCAGGCGTTATGTCTGTGACTTGCCCAGTAATCGTACGCAATTGCTCTATTAGCTTGGCGCGTATGTCAGACGATTGATGTACTACTAAGGTTTCCTTACGATCAACGAATAGACCGATCTCCGCCACGCTACCCAGTAATTTAAGACACGCCACGCGCTGGGCTGGCGGGAAGTCTTCGTCTAGCACGTGTTTGGTTAGCTGCGACACGACTAACGCCCTTAGTTGAGTGGGCGTCTGGTATTCCTTAAACTGTTCTGCCGCTTTAAACGCCTCGACTGCCACCTGTATTCGATCATCGGTACTTAGCACGCTGGCCTTAGTACCCACGGACTTCGGGTTACCTTTACTCTGGTATGCGTTGCGATACGCTTGGGCTTTGCTTGTCTTGCCTAGTGCTAACTGTTTGGCAAACTCTATTTGCTTATTGGTGAGGTTCGGTTGAGTACCTGTTGCGCCCTGTAATAGCTGACTCATGGGGATTGTGTCTAACCCTTGTGCGATCTGTTGCCGAGTGAGTTTTGCCATGATGGATAACGCGCTTTTAACTTTTGTTGATTGAACATCGCCGCAATGTTTCACGTGAAACAATCCGCGCCGAAATTGTCAGACCGAGCGGTATACGGCAAGACTATATAACGAATCTACCCTACTGTGCAACCATACAGCACGATTAAACCGATTCTAACCCACCTTAGAGCCGTTTTACCCCGTCTTGATACCAAGGCATAGGGTAAAAACACGCTGAGATTTTCTGTTTCACGTGAAACAATTAGACTGTTTAACTAAAGTTATCTGAGCCTTTTGTTTTGCTTAACCCCTTGTTCTAAAAATAAAAACCCCTGTAAATGGTTTTTTGGGGCTTGACAAAGATACAATTATTTCCAGTACCCGAGTCATGTTAACGAACAGGAGTAAGCACCATGCAAACAACCAAGAAAGTATTTAAGGTAATCGACACTAGCCGCGATCAAATGGCTTTGTATAACCACTTGTGCAAACAAGCAATGCGATTGACTGGCGAGGCCACGCAGCGCAGGGTTATGAGCATTCTCGACAACGCCGCAGACAACGCCGCGCAAACCATCTACAACGAGAAGGCCGCGCCCGTGACTGACTGGAATCGTATTTTTGTTGGCAGCATTGAATTACTTTTATCGTGTGGCGGAGAAAACACCACCGCCGTTATTAACTGGTTTAAAAACCGCAACATCTCAGCCTAAGGAAAAACCGACATGAGCATACACACAACCCACGGCAAAATGAAAATGGTTTACACCGACCGCTCGACCCCTGAGATGCACGACAAGTTTTATTGTGCAAGGGTAAGCCATCATCATTATTGGTTTAGCACCTACGCCGACCTTTTAGACTTTATGAACAATGATTCAGAGTACGACCCGCGCATGACTTTTAGCAACCCATCAACATTTCAGGAGTAACAACCATGCAAGCACAAGACCTCTACACCCAAGCACGCGCAGCCGGACTCGCAGCAGCACAAGCCGCACAAGTAACACCAATGATTATTCAGCAGCACAAAAACATGCTAGACGATAACAGCCCCGTAGTTAAGCAATACTTTGTATCTGATGGCGTTTGCGGGTTTGCTTCCGTGATTGTGAGAAACATTAAATTTGCCAATCAATTAAAAAAACTAGGTATCGGGCGCAAGAATTACGGGACTGGTTGGTCTATTAGTGTGAGCGACTTTAATCAAAGCTTGACGCGCAAAGAGGCATACGCGCACGCTTTCGCCAAGGTTCTAAACGATAACGGCATTACCGCCTACACCGATTCACGCATGGACTAAACCTAACAGACCGGACTAAATCCGGTCTACTAACTAGACATAATCAAATGAATATCATGCTAGAAGTTAAAACACATTACGGCACTCAATATATTTACCCCATTTGCGAGACCGCCGCCAAACTAACCGCCCTCACAGGCAAAAAGACATTAAGCCACAACGACATTAAAAAAATTATCAGCTTAGGTTACGTGATCCAAGTACAACAACCACAGGTAACACTATGACACGCAAAGACTATGAACTTATCGCCCGTACTTTCCGCTTCTACACAGATGCAGACAAGGCAGGGGAAGCCACGCAACAGGCAACGACAGGGCATTACAAGTACACGCAATCTGAGGCAGACCGCGCAAGGCAGAGCCGCATTCAAGCCTTAGCCTTGACGCTATCGGACAACCTCAAGCTAGACAACCCGAATTTCAATCGCGACACATTTTTAAAGGCGTGCGGATTATGAACGAGATATATTTTAAACAAATGCCCGTACACTCGCCCGAGTTTATGAACGACTGTATAGAAATGTACAGCTTCGACCGCATAGCGCACACCGTTAACCAAGCAATCATCGACACGCTTACAAGCCAAGACTGGACGCAAGCCGCCGCCGTTGAGTTTATCCGCTCTAAAGCCATGCGACACGGACTCGATCAAACCCTAGGCGAGTTATTAGAAAAGGCCGCGCAAGACTGGCTTAAACAAGAGGCCGCAGCTTACCGCGCTGACTGTCACCAATGGGCAAAAGAGGCCGCGCAATGAGCGACTACAACACGCCCCTCCGCCGCTACTGGCTTCAATCTCGCCCGTACTTAGCCGATACCTGCGCCGCCGTGCTTATGGCCTTGTGCCTTGTCCTTTCCCTTTTCTTGTGAGCCGCCCCATGTATAACACCATGTACCTATTGATCGAACCGCGCAACGAGCCGGAGATTATCCGCCCCCTCACCGACAACGAGCCGCTAGACTGTGACGTATACGCCGCCGCCTATGCGGACAGCCTAGGGGCAGATGTAGCCCCGCCAGATGGGTATATCCCCGATGATTGCGGAGATTTTCGCGTGACCCTATTGCCAGACCTCGACAACCGTACACATGTATGGAAGGCCGCCGAGTATTTTTTGGAGTGATCAGAATGAAACTTGCATATCACACCAAGACAGACACCCACGGCTGGCACCACGTGATTACAGCCCCAATTGATGCCCCAGACTGGCACGCTCAAGACATTTGGGCTTTTAATTTTATGATTGAGAATTGCAAGCGCGTGCTAACCATTGGCTGGAATATGTACCAACTGGTAGATGAAAAATGACATACATTAAAAAACTTCAGGCCGATCTACAGGCCGCAAACGAACGCGCCCAGAACCGCGCCGAACGCATAGAAGAATTTCGCAAGCACCTCGACAGCCCGAAATTTCAGACGCAAGCAAACGGAAAACGCGCCGACTGGATAGCCACTAAGGATGTTTTAGAGTGGCTTAACTATATAAATTACTTCAACGAATAATTTTTTGCTAAACTACACACACA